GACGAAGATGGGCGTGCAAATCGCCAAGAACAAGGACGGCACGGTCGATTACGCCAAGACGCAGGAGCGGGTGCTGGAGGCGCTTCGTCGGCAAAAGAGCGTGCAGGGCCAGCGCGCGGCCGCAGTTGGGCTGGGCGCGGGGTCGCTTCTGCCCATGATCCAGCGAGGAACGTGGGAAGCAGACCGCAAAGACGCCCTCGAAAGCGGTCTGATTCAATCAGACGCGGCCATGGATCGCGCGCAGCAGATGCAAGAGCGCATCAACCGGTTTAAAGAAAGGATTGACCAAATCGCACTGACGATTGGCGACAAGCTCGTGCCGGTTTTGCAGCCGGTGGTCGAGGCATTTAATCAGTGGTTTACTGAAAACCAAGAGGAAATTGCCCGAGGATTATCAGAAGCAATCGGCGATTTTGTCACCTGGATCAAATCACTGAATTGGTCCGAGATTAACAAGAGCATGAAGGCGTTCTGGGATGCGATCGGCGGAATCAAGGGCGTCGCAGTTGGCCTGGCTGTCATCACGTTCGCTGGGCCCGTCGCCGGGCTGATTTCCATTGTTGCGAGCCTGACCAGGATTGGAACGCTTCTTGCGGGTCCTGCAATCGGCGCATTTTTCGGTATTCCGGGAGCTGCCGTGGTGGCCGCCGGCGCTGCTGTTGCCTATGGGTCCCATAAAATTCAAGAGGCCATCGACCCGACAGACAAGATCGGCATCGTTGTCCGCAAGTACGTCCCGGGTGCGAAGTGGGTCGAAAATCAGGCTAGTCGGATTGGTCTGGGCATCCCATACGCGGAGCAGGAAAGGCGCGAGGGAGCATACGACCTGGCGAAGCTGGTCGGTCGTGGTGAGGGCGATTACGGAAGTGTCAATCGCGGCATCCATGGCGGCTATCTGCCCGGAAGAGAAGACCTGGAGAACATGACAGTAACCGAGGTCATGGAGGCCCAGGACAAAGGACGGTTTAACGCTGCCGGTCGCTATCAGACCACGCGTGACACGCTCAGGGAATCGGTCAGTGCGCTTGGGATCAAGGGCACGGAAAAATTTGACCGTGCGACACAAGACAAAATCTTTAGCCAGTACCTGACGGGAAACAAGCGCCCGGCGATTCGCGATTTCCTTAATGGGAAAAGTGACGACCTGAACGCTGCATTGATCGATGCGTCGAAAGAGTGGGCGAGCATTGCCGACCCGCGCACTGGTCGCAGTTATTACGCAGGCGACGGGCATAATCGTGCGAGCATCAGCCCGCAAGAGGCCGCGCAAGCTCTTTTGACTTCGCGAGCCGCCAACGGTACGCCTCCTCCGCGCACCGACAGCGCCACGCCTCCGTCGATCAACATCACCGTGAACAATGCCCAGCCCGGCACTCGTGTCGACGTCAAGGGGCCGGAAGGGTTTTCCCTACCGACAAAGGTCAATTATTCGCTGGGTGACATGGGGGCAATGCCATGAGCGTGCAAAGCACATCGGCAAACGTCCTGAATGTCGCGGGAAGTATCGGCGGCGTTGCCCAGTCTGTCAGCGATTTTGCCAATCTGTTCGGCGCTGGCGCCGGGAGCTGGCAGGGGTCTCTGAAAGTCGCGTCCTATGGTGGCGTGAGGTTCGGGGTGCTGTCAGACGTGCTGGTCGCAGGCCGAAAGAACGCGATACACGATTACCCGTTTCGCGACTCGAACTGGGTCGAAGACCTTGGCAAGCAGGCTAGGAAGTTCGAGCTCACATGCTTTCTGATCGAGGACGACCTGGTCATTGGGTCGGGGGGTGTGGTTGCCCATCGCGACAGGCTGCTCGCTGTCTGCGAAAGCGAGGGACCCAAGACGCTCGTTCACCCGACGCTTGGCACCATGGACAGCGTCGAGTGCCTGGCGGTCGAGTTTACGGAGCGCGTCGAGGCTGGTCGGATGTTCGAGGTCAGGCTGGTTCTGATCAAGACCGGAAAGCGCCTTTTCCCGACAGATACCCTGTCGACTGTCGATGTGGTTTCTGTGAAGGCGTCGCTGACAGGGATCGCCGCCATTGCTGATTACGTTCGAACCGCCGCCGCAGCAATTCAGGCTGGCGCCTCAATCGTCCAGCAGGCAGTCTCGACGGCGGTTGGCTGGTATCAGCTCGCCATCACGGCCATCAACGATGCCAGGCGCATCATCAATTCCGTCAGCACGCTATGGGGCAATTTCGGCAACCTGTTTTCAGGCGCCAACACTGGATATTTCGGATCGAACCCCACTTCAGCCCCGAGCGTCACGGCGACTGATCTGCTCTGCCAGGCGACGGCTGCGCGCGCACTGGTGGAGATCGACGGAATCAACCTCCAAACGGCTGCAGCAAACCCATCAGATGCGACGACCTTGGCGGCATCGATCAACTCGCTCCTGGCTGATGTAGTGGCCTCAGCGATCAATCCGGCTGACGCGGTGCGACTTCTGAGCGGTATGGCGACGTTCAACCCGGCATCTTCGGTGATTCCCGGGCCGATCGGCACGGACATGGCGGAAATGAATGTTTCGCTGGCCGCACTTTTCAGGCGCAATGCGCTGGCGCAGTTGGCGATTACGCTGACGACCTATCAGCCATCCTCCCAAAATGACGCGACTACAGTGCTTTCTGGCACCGTCTCGCTATTCGACGCAGAAATCACGACCGCCGGCGACGCGGGGGATGACCAGAGCTACCAGGCGCTGCGCGCGTTGAAGCAGGCAATGATCGCCGATATGGCATCGAGGGGCGCCGATCTTTCGGTTATTGCAGCGTTTGGCTTCAATTCCAACATGCCGAGCCTGTTGCTGGCCAACCGGATCTACCGCGACCCGACTCGCGAGCCGACCCTGACGCAACAGATCAATCCGATACACCCCGCATTTTGTCCGCAGACGTTCCAGGCGCTGGCGAACTGATGAGCGCTGACGATCTCACGCTGCGGGTTTCATCCTGCACGATTAACCCGGGCGCAGCCCTCGGATCCGACACGTTCACTAAGTCGAACCCGCGCGAGATCGCGGGCTGGACTGGTGTCTCAGTCCACCGTGGGATAGAGCGTTGCCCGTCCGGATTCGAGATTGAATTCACGGAGCCGCTTCCAGGACGTTCTGATGTTGTCGTGTCGCCCGGCGACTTCTGTGAGGTGATGCTGGGCAGTGATCTGGTCTTGACTGGCTTCGTGGACCGCTACATGCCAGCATACAGTGCCCGCAGCCACGCGGTCCGGATCTCCGGACGCAGCCGGTCGCAAGACTTGGTGGACTGTTCGGTCGTGACTGAAAAGGGAGTGCAGTTCAAGCAGGAATCCGTGACACAGATCGCGAAGAAACTGGCTGCGCCGTACGGAATCGAGGTCAACCTTGCTCCCGGCACGGATGATGGCGGCCCGATAGAAGTTGTTCAAGTGATGATCGGCGAATCCCCGTATGCTGTGATCGAGCGCCTTTGCCGATTTCGCGCGCTCCTGATTTATGACGCACCCGACGGCAGCATGATCATCTCCCAGAGCGGGAAAATCACGGCAGCAAGCGGATTCAAGGAGGGCGTTAACGTCCTGAGCGCCGCGGCGATGTACAGCATGGATGGACGGTTCAGTGAGTATGAAATCTTCCTGCAGAACCTGGACACGTTTTCCGATATTGGGGATGGCGGGAATCTGATCGGCAGGTCGACCGACAAGGCGGTGCAGCGGTTTCGCCATCGCTCCGTTATCGCGGAAACTGCGGTCGGGTCGCCACTGATTGCAGAAGCCCGGATTAATTGGGAAGCCAATCGCCGCATCGGGCGTTCGTTCCAGGTGCGCCTGGTGACAGACTCATGGCGCGATTCGTCTGGAAAACCCTACGCCCCGAACACCCTTGTACCGATTGACCTGCCTGGGCTGAAAATGAAGCCGCAAACGTGGCTTGTCGGAGACGTTGGCTATCAGAAATCGTCTGGCGGCACGACGTGCGAGCTCACGATCATGCCAGCCGGCGCATTTGACCCGATGCCGTTCCTGCTCTATCCGCAATACCTTGATGTTCAGAGGGTCATGTGATGGAGGCGATCGACAGGGCGGTGCGCCGGATCCAGATGATGCTCGGACGCGGTCGGGTCATGCTTGTCGATGACTCGGGCCCGGTGCAGAAGATACAGGTTCGTTCGAACAAGCACGAGGTGGCCGATGACCGCCTGCGCGTGACGGAATTTGGGTTTAGCTCAAATCCCCCGGTTGGATCAGATGTGCTGACGTCGCATATTTCTGGGGACAGAACAGATGGCGCGGTCTATGCAACAAACCACCAGGAGTCGCGCCCTCGAGGGATGGCGCCTGGTGAGTCAATGCTGTACAGCGAGGACGGCAAGCAGATATACCTGACTGCCTCCGGCGGGATCGTGGTCGAGGCCAAGGGTCAGGACGTCACGGTCAACAACGCAACGACCGTCACGATCAACGCATCGACCGAGATTCTGATGAACACCCCGCTGCTGAAAGTGACTGGCGACATCCTGGACAACTCCGGGACCAATACCAAAACGATTGCCCAGATGCGCACGGTTTACGACGGCCACCATCACGGTGGCGTTACTCCTGGCGCCGGATCGTCCTCAACCCCTGACAGCACGATGTGACCATGGCAGACCTGACGATCGAATGGAGCGAGGCAAGCAACCGGGGCGACCTAGTGCTGGCTGGCGCCGCATTACTGATGGGGCTGGATCTGCAGACCGCGATCCTGATCAGCCTGTTCAGCGATCGCCAGGCCGCGCCCGGGGACGTGATCCCGGACGGATCGAACGACCCCCGCGGCTGGTGGGGTGACAACACGATCGGCTCGCGCCTATGGTTGCTGAGCCGGTCAAAGCAGACGCAGGACACGCTGCAGCGCGCTTACGACTACATCGCCGAGTCGCTGCAGTGGTTGATCGACGACGGTGTGGTGGCGCGCTTCGATGTGATGTGCGAATGGGTGCGCCCATCGATGCTGGGTGCCCAGATCATCGCCTACAAGCAAGACGGCACCCGCCTGCTGACTGGCAAATACGTATATGCCTGGAATGGGACAATTTAAATGCCTTTCGCCCGCCCGACACTGACCGACCTGCGCGCCCAGGTCGCAGCCGACATTTCGTCCGGTTTGCCCGGATCGGATCCGCTCCTGCGATTCTCGGCCCTGAAGATCCTGGGCGATGCCGAGGCCGGCCTGGCCTATCTGCATTACGGATACACCGACTGGGTGTCCAAGCAGTCCAACCCTTTCACCGCGACGGATGAGTTCCTCGAAGCGTGGGCGGCGCTGAAAAACGTATTCCGGCTGTCGGCCACTCAAGCCACCGGCCAGATCACGTTTTCGGGCACGAATGGCACGTCAATTCCATCCGGCACGCCGATTGTGCGCGGGGACGCTGTCGGATACACGACGACCGCCAGCGTGACGGTCTCAGCCGGCGTGGCTGTGGCGAGCGCCATTGCAACTGCCGACCCATCCGGGTTGACCGGAGCTTTCGGAAATTGTCAGACCGGCACGGCGATGACGATCACCTCCGCGATCGCCGGGATCACATCCACCGGATCCGTCACGACCGCATTCACCGGCGGCGCAGATGTCGAGGCCAACGACAGCCTACGGTCTCGGATGCTCCTCGCTTACCAGGCGATCCCACAGGGAGGCGCGCAGAACGATTATGTTGAGTGGGCGCTTCAAGTCGCAGGCGTCACACGCGCCTGGTGCAATCCGAACGGATTCGGGGCCGGAACGGTCGTGGTTTACCCGATGCTCGATGTCACCGAAGCGGCACACGCCGGATTTCCGCAAGGAACGGGCGGCGTGGCCACGCTTGAGCCGCGGCTATCGACGAAAGCGACGCTCGACCTTTTGGCTGTGGCGAACCATCTTTATCCGCTGCGGCCGGCCACTGCGCTGGTACTCCTCGAGGCACCTGTCGCCAGTCCGATCAACTTCTCGATTTCCGGCGTGCCCACGGCATTGCGCACGGCAGTGACTGCTGCGATCGCTGGCGTGTTTACGCTGTACGGATCCCCGATCAGCGACATCCCAGGACAGAATGGGACGATCGACCTGTCATACATCGAGTCCGCGATAGCTGCGGTTACCGGATCGACAGGGTTTGTGATTACGTCACCGGTTGCGAATATTACCGGCACGACGGGGCAACTGCCGACCGTCGGCACGATTACGTGGTCATGATCCGATGAGCGCGCCGAACTATTCCGCCGCCGACTTTACGAGGGCGCTGCAGAATCTTTTGCCTCGAGGACTTGTCTGGCCGAACGCCCCGGATTCTGTGCTGGCGCAGCTCCTCGCGGCGCTGGCGCCCACATGGTCTCGACATACACAACGCGACAATTACCTGCTGCAGGACGCTTTCCCGGCAACTGCGGTCGAGTTGCTACCCGAATGGGAGGCCGCACTCGGCCTACCGGACCCATGCGCTGGAGAATCGCCAACACTCCAGGGTCGCCAGGCGCAAGTGGTCGCTCGGTTGACCGGAGTGGGAGGGCAGTCGATCCCGTATTTCATCGCCTACGCGTTGTTGTTGGGCTACACGATCACGGTTACTGAGTACTCACCATTTCGCATGGGGTGCATGGCCGTGGGGCATGCACTCGGATCTGCGGACTGGTCGCATACCTGGGCGGTCAACGCCCCTCTGCACACGGTCACCCCATTCAGGATGGGATTGTCCGGCATGGGCGAGCCGCTCGAATCGTGGGGCAATGTGGTGCTCGAATGCGAACTCAACGAAGTCAAGCCAGCTCACACGCTGCTCAACTTCATCTATTCATAAGGAATCAGCATGTTTCTCACTGACGATCCGACTGCGGTATCGACACTGCCGACGCCCGGAGCGGCCGGGACCCCGGGGTATTTCACGGACGGCAACCCCGGATCCGGAACTCCGGCGACCATCCTGCGCGCCGATTTCATGAACATGCTGGCGCTCGAACTGCAGAACATCATCCTGGCCGCCGGCCTGACGCCTTCAAAAACGACCTTTAACCAGGTGCTTTCGGCGATCAACATCCTGTCATCGACGAAACGCTCGGTGATTGGATCGATGCGCAACGCGAAGATGGCGCTGACATCCGCGTCTGCGAGTGCCACCTTCACTGCCGATGAAATCATTGTCGAATCCGCTCTTGGTGGCGTTTCGTACCAGTTGTCGAGTTTCAGCAAGACAATCAACCTGGCCACGACCGGCGCCGGCGGCATGGACACCGGAAGTGCACCTGTAAGCGGGTTTGTCGCGCTTTATGCGATCTATAACCCGGCAACAGCTACCGCAAACATCCTCGCCCAGGACACAAGCAGCATCGTTGCGCCCGAGGTCTACGGCGGATCGAACATGCCGAGCGGCTACACGGCATCGGCCCTGATCTCCGTATGGGGAACCAATTCGAGCCGCCAGTTCGTGGTCGGAACTCAGCGTGATCGGATGGTGGTGTTTGTCGAACAGCTCGCATCCTCGATTACAAGCGACGCTTCCGTCACACTTGCCGGGTCGTTTTCGATTGCAAGCATTGTGCCCAAAAATGCCTATAGCATCCTTGGTCGAGTGCTCGAAACGTTTACTACGTCCGTGACATTTGGCATTCAGTATGCGGGCCTCAACCAAATATTCGCGGCGGGGTTTTCAAACAATGACGCGCGGTCATTTACTGATCTGCTCCTGGCGTCTCCACAGTCGGTCAATTACCAGATCGGAGTCGGATCAGGCCTGTATATCGCGTCGCTCTACCTCTCTGGATATAAATTCTAAGGACACGCCATGACGATTCACGTTCAATTCAAAGATTCGACACAGGCCGTCATCATCGCTGCCTTTGCCGGGCCGCAAGACCCGACTGCATATCCGAACCAGGCCGAGATCGACGAAACCGACGTGCGCTATCTGGCGTTCACGGGAAAGTGCTCCGGTCCTGCCGTCGACGCACGTCGTCATCGCGATGCGCTGATCTCCGCCTGTGACTGGACGGTGATGGCTGACTCGCCGCTCACGACTGCGAAGCAGACCGAGTGGAAGACCTACCGCCAGGCATTGCGTGACCTCCCTGCGCAGGCTGGATTCCCCGCGACGATCACCTGGCCGACGCAGCCTGCCTGACGGCCGCCCGCAACGAACACAAGCCGCCTTCGGGCGGCTTTTTTATTGAACCCTCCACCACACGAGGCAAATATGAAAGAGAAATCGAACGCAGGCGCTCATGCGGTTGCGCATCTCCATGACGTTGAGGCGCACGCCGAGGCGGCGCATGCATCAGGCCGATACACCGTGCAATGCCACGACGCAGATGGTGTGCTGCTCTGGGAAGAGCCGATCGAGAACCTGGTCACGACGGTGGGCGGAAACTTCGCCCTCGATACAGTGTTGGCCGGGTCGAGCTATACCGCAGCGTGGTACATCGGATTGATTACGGCGACCTCGTTTTCTGCCGTGGCTCTTGGCGACACCATGGCGTCTCACGCGGGCTGGCTTGAAAGCGTCAACTATTCGCAGTCAACGCGCGTTGCGACGGCGTGGAACAGTGCCGCATCGAAGTCAAAGACGCTGTCTGCCGCCTGCGTGTTCACAATGAACGCCTCGGACACGATTCAGGGCTGTTTCCTGACCTCGATCAGCACCAAGTCGGGCGCGACCGGCACACTTTACTCCGCTGGCACGTTCGCCACTCCGCAGCCTGTTGTTTCGGGCAACACATTGTCAGTCAGCTACACCGCCTCAATTTAAACTTAGGTAGACCATCATGTCGAATTTCGCAAAAGGCGATTCAGTCGTCCAGGTTGTCACGCCCGTCGCGGGCACCGTGCAGGGCTTTCAGGTCGATCAGGAAACCGGCTCTTTGCAAGTATTGGTCGGCTGGACGGACGCAGAGGGGCAAGAGCATGCGCGCTATTTCGATGAGTCGCACATTGCCGTCGCACCGGTTGCGGCCCCTACCGCTTAAGGGTTCCTCATGTCGCTCGTTATTGCCGACCGTGTCCAAGAGACGACGACGACGACCGGGACTGGCACGCTGACCCTCGGCGGCGCAGTCGCCGGGTACCAGTCGTTCGCCGCTATTGGCAACGGCAACACGACGTACTACGCGATCACTGACGGCACGAATTGGGAAGTCGGGATCGGCACGTACACGTTGAGCGGCACGACGCTGGCGCGCACGACCGTGCTGGCATCGTCCAATAGCGGATCGGCCGTAAGTTTCGGTGCTGGCACGAAACAGGTATTCGGCACGCTGCCCGCAGAAAAGGCGGTGACGATCGACTCCCTGGCTTCGCCGCCTGCCATCGGCGGCACTACCCCTGCGGCGGGTAAGTTTTCGTCGCTTATCACTACTGGCAATCTTGGTGTCGGCGCAACCCCAAGTTACGGCACATCAGGGCAAGTCCTGCTCTCCGCTGGTAGTGGCGCGCCACCTGCGTGGGTGTCTCTGCCAACGTTTAATGCTTACTGTAGCGGTGGCACGGCACTCAGCAACGCCTCGTATACAAAAGTATCTTTCTCCACAACGAATTTCAACCCAGATTCGGCGTGGTCAACGACAAACAACCAAGTCTACTTCCCGATCACTGGGTATGTGCAGTTCAATTGCAACTTGGTCTACACATCAACCGGGTCTATTTCTCAAGTGGTTCTTGCGCTCTATAAAAATGGTGCGGCACTAACGTATTTCACCTCATACGCAACGCAGTTAGCAAATTCCATAAGCCTGTCAACCATTGAATATGCCACACCGTCCGATTATTTTGAAATCTTCTGTTATGTGTCTGGTTCTGGATCGCTCGCGGTTCAGGCGGGACAACAGTCACGATTCAGCGCGGCGATGATACGGAGAGCGTGATGACATCTTTATACGAAAAAATCATGGCAATTTACCCGACGCTAACCCTCGCTGACTTTGCCCCTCCTAGCAACACGATACTGCTGCAAAACGACAGCGATGGCAAAGGTGACTACATCAAGGAATGGACGCACCCGACCCTCACGAAGCCGACTGAGGTGCAACTCGCATGATCCAGATACTCAACTGGCTTTGGAGGGCTGCGATCCTAGTCGTGCTGACCGTGACCGCCTATCCGTTGTCCCTGTTCATTGCGCCCTTCGTGACCTACGCAGAGGAGTCGAGCATCACAGGTCTGCCATCCCTGTACCCCGGCAAGCCACGCGCTTTTCTCATCAAGCCGCTTCGTATCTGGCAATCGCCTGACGCGCCGCTTGATGAGTGGTGGTATGGGGATTACTACCCTACGGGATGGCTCAAGACATGGTTTAGCACGGCATTCTATGAAGCATGGTACGGCTGGCCTCTGCGGTACTGGACGCGAGTGATGTGGTTGTGCAGGAATGCGGCCTATGGCTTCGGTGCGCTGCTCGGCTACGACGGTACGGGGTTGCGGTTCATCGGCTCTGACGTTGAGGACGATACCGAATGGAATTCGGGCAAGACAATGAGCCAGTACTGGTCATGCGTGAATGCTAAAGGGCAATTCGGCTGGTGCTATCGAGCCAAGTTGTATTTCTTCGGCAATCGCTACCTGTTGCTCATGGCTGGCTACAAACTGTTCAGCGATCCGACAAGCAAGTATGTGTCGATGCAGTTCAATCCGTTCAGAAAGTTCTAATTAAAGGGATTGACAATGTTTGGGTTTGGGGCATTTGCAAGCGCTGCATTTGCAGACCTGCCCGTACAGAAATACACCCTTACGATTACGGAATCCGGTGCTGGCGCTGATTCCGTAACGGGCGCTGCGGCATTTTCCTCGTCGGTTTCCGAGGTCGGGTCCGGTCTGGATGCTGCAACCGTTGCGAACGCCGTATCGCTGGCGCTGTCCGAGGCCGCGTCGGGTGCCGATTTATGGTCGTCGCTATTAGCGGCCGTACAGGCGATTTCCGAGGCTGGCGCTGGTGCCAGTAGTCAGACCTCGACGCTCACGTCGCAGGCGTCGATTACGGAAGCCTCAGCGGCGTCTGATACTGACTCGGTGTCGTATTCGATCACCATCAGCATCAGCGAGTCGTCATCCGGGTCTGATGCCGAGACGGTATCTCAGTCGAGCGCCGCGTCGCTGACGGAGGCTGGCGCCGCGTCGGATTCTTTGATCGTCGCCGGCTTCTCATTGACCATTACTGCAGCAGGAACGGCAAGCGATTCTCCGTCTGGCGCGCTGGGTGCCGCAGTGGCACAGACTGAATCGAGCGCGGGTTCGGATGCTGCGACGGTCGCGAACTCTGTATCGGCCCTGTTGTCTGAAGCCGCTGCCGGCGCAGATGCATGGTCACAGATTGCATCGATGGCGCAGGTGGTGACAGAGGTATCGGCGGGAGCGGACGCCGGCGTCGTTTCATACTCCGTGACGATCAGCCTAAGCGAACCGTCTGCCGGGTCTGACGCCTCCTCCGGCATTTCGTCGCTGGCGCAGGCCATCACGGAGGCAACGTCGGGGCTTGACAGCGCATCGCCTACGTACTCCGCCTTTGCGTCTCTTGCTGAAGCTGGGTCGGCCTCTGATCTGGCATCTGCCCTGAAGAATGTCCTGGCGACGATTCAGGAGGCCGGAGCCCTGTCAGACGGCATTTCTGACAGCGTTGCGTTAAATCAATTCCTGACGGAAGCCGCGAGCGGGGACGATAGAGAGTCCGTTTTCTTTGGCATCGTGGAGGGCATGGTCGAGGCGATGTCGGCCTCAGATTACGGATTCATTCTGTCGTACCCGATCGAGGTCAGGTTCCAGATTTTCCGCAAGGCGCTCGATACCCTGAGCCAGCATGCAGATGGCGATTTCACCGCGAAGCGCGCGCTCGACTCATGTGCGGTCGAGAGTCAACACGATGACGCCAATCTCTCAGTGAAGCGGTCCCAAGATTCCTACGTGGTCACATTTTGATCAAAGAGCACCCATGTCATACAAATTCCTCTCTGAGAAAGACCCGGCCGAGATCGTCACGCTGACCTTCGATTTTTCGCTGGCGCTCGATACCGGCGAAACGATCACCGCGATCGATGGTGTGACGGTGGAGCTCGTCTCGGGCGTCGATCCATCGCCCTCGGCGATCCTCACTGGCACGGCTGCGGTTTCCCTCAATGGCCTATCGGTCGCGCAGCCGGTGCAGGGCGGCGTTGACTGCGCGGATTACAGCGTCAAGGTACTGGTGAGCACGTCCAATGCCTATAAAAAGCTGGCGCTGGCCGGAATTCTTCGAGTCCGCAATCAATAACCATATTCAGCCTGCTAGATAGAACGCCGCCCTGGGCGGTTTTTTTGTGCCCGTTTCACTACTTATTCATACGTCGAACAACAAGAATGCTTGCCATAGGAATTAATCTCGTCATGGAACCACAGACCATCATCAATAGCGCGTTTGCCGTAATCGGAGCTTTGGGAGGCTGGGTGCTCAATCGAATTTGGGAAGCACTCAAGGATCTGCAGGCGGCCGACAAGGTGCTGACGGAAAAGGTGGGCGCAATTGAGGTGCTGGTCGCTGGCGTGTACGTGACTCGTGAGGAATTGCAAAAGACGATCTCAACGGTGTTTATCAAGCTGGATCGGATCGAGGACAAGCTCGACCACAAGGTCGACAAAGGGAACTGATATGAAAAAGTTCCTGCTCGATCTCTTGACCGAGGATGACGGCAAGACGTTCTGCGCAGCTCGATTCTGCGCGATTGCGTGCGTCCTGACGTTCATCACCACGACGCTGATCCACGTTCTGAACAAGAACCCTGTGGACTTTTCTCAATTGGGCGTCGGGTTTGGTGCCGTTCTCGGTGGCGCCGGCGCATTCGTGGGCGCCAAGGCCATTACCCAAAAGGAATCGTGATGTTTCCAATACCAGGCTTGCCCAGTCCCACCATCCTGATCGCCGCTGCGATCGCCATCGTGGTCGCATTCGCCGCGGGAGACTACCGGGGTTACTCGAAGGAACATGAAAAATTCCTGACATTCCAGGCTGAAGTGAAGGCTGCCGGCGAGCTGGCCGAGGCGAAGAACAGAGCGATCGTTGCCGGGCATGAAGCGGTAACGGCCAAGGTATCACAGGACGCGCAGACCAAACTCGCTGCGCTACAGGAAAAGGCTGACGAGGCCTTGAAGGTCGAGCAGCTCGCCCACGTCCAGGACATCCAGTCGCTGCAGTCCACCCACGCTGCCGAAA